TAGACATGCCAACTGACATGAAGTTGACGTGCGCCACTTTTGGCGCCGCTTACGCATTTATCTATTCGTTGCAAGACGAACTACATGCATTCAATGCACTTTGTCGCCCCTTCCGGTTGCGTATGTATGATGCCCTCTCTAGAACTTTCACTCTGGAGCGGATGGTCTGCTGCGGAACCATCGGAGAATTGGAAGAAGATGTCGAAAGCCATGAGACGCCCGTCGCTTACAACGCGGATCGGTCGTCCGTAGCATCTCGTTTTACTTTTGACGCACGCAAGGCTTGGCCGGCTGGTTTACCCGGCTACGAGTCTCTCATGTCGTTGAAGAAAATGAAGAGCTCCGCTAAAATCAAGGAACACGACGATTCGACCGACGATAAAGTGTATGGACCACAATTTCACGCCAATTGTGTCACCTTTTCCAACTACATCCCCCTCGTTCCTAACCCCTCGAAGAACAACGAACGGATAGCATTGATGAACCGTGCCCTCGTCGACACGCCTCCCGAAGATTTAGATTTTTGGAAGACGGTCGAGGATCATGGAAGAAAATTGCTTACCGAGTTGAAGCCAGTACAGGGATCCGAAGAGTCATTGTTCATGGCTTGGAATGAGAAGTACCCGCAGGCCCAGAGAGACAAACAGCTTAAAGCGTTTTGTCAGTTGAAGTGCGACGGTTTGATGGAAACCGACTTCAACCACAAAATGTTTGTTAAACGCGAGCTTACCCTGAAAGGTGGCCCTGAACCCGAGGATTTCGATCCAAGGGCTATTCAAGGCTGCTCCGACAATGTTAATGCCGCGTTTAGTCCGTTCGTCTGGCATCTCAGTAAAAACCTGGGTGCCCTGTGGTCCCTCGAAAAGCGCATAGTCTACGCAAGTGGGCATACGTCAGAGGAATTGGGGTTGTGGCGTAGCCAGTTCGACGAAGACACCGATTTGACCCTCATAGAGCTCGATGAGTCGAGATATGATGCCCATCAGGGCCGGGGTTGCGACCGAGTGATGAAGGCACTATTCGATATAGGAGGTATCGAAGAGTACAATTTCGCACTTCAGGTCAAGAATCGAATGTTTAAGAAGAAAGGGAACTCTAAGTTCTTCAAGTATTCGGTAGAAGGCACCATGACCAGTGGGCGCGGGGACACAACCTGCTCCAACACTGCTGTCAATGGTATTAAGCTCGACTTCCTCTTGAAGAAC